TTCAGTAAATACTCGCTATGATAGAGAGAGGAAAGTGTCTAACATGGCTTGGTTTAGCCAAGCAGCGTAGAGTTTAGATGGGAGTACAATCTAATCCTTCCTCCTCCAAAAGTACTCCCATCCTACAGTCCAATGAACCATGTAACTAAACTAACAAAGGAGAGTTTCGTGATTGAAAGATGTAATAAATGCGAAAGGAAATATACCAAAGCTATGCTTATTCAGTTTCAACAAGCTATGTTTTGTATCAGATGTTTTAATAGGAGTGGATATGAAAACCAAACTAAGAAAAGTAACTAAGTTATGGAAAGGAATGTATATCTCTTTGAGAGATTATGAAATCCAACAAGCCATTGATAAGAACTATACTATCCAGGCAGTTCACAAAGGCGAAGTGATGATGCTTACACCATCAAGATTAAAGGAAATAGATTTATCTGTAGGCACACCACAGAAATCAATATATGATGGTAAGTCTTATAGACTTATAGATTTGAGGTGGAATCCATATGACAGATCAAATAAATCCAAGCCATTATAAGCAAGGCAACATTGAAACTTATGATTTTATTACTGCAAAAAAATTATCCTATGCACTAGGAAATGTGATAAAGTATATTGTTAGACATAAGTTCAAAGGAGGAGTCGTAGATCTAGAAAAAGCAAAATGGTATCTACAAAAAGCTATTGATGAATACGATAGATCCTAATTTCCTTGTACGTAAACTAGCTAATGAAAAGAAACTCAAACCACAACGTAGAAAATATAATCTACGTGATCCAATGCAACGTAAACAAGCATGGATCAGGTCCGTTTGTTACTTCTGTTATCTAGAAAAAGGAAGGGAAGTAGCTAATGCTTTGCATGTTGAACTAACTAAACCTTATGTTCAACCTAGCATCAAGAAGATAGCTAATGATCTATGGTCTAGAAAAAAACAATTTGATAATATTATCGAGAGGAAGGTAAATGATGACATCAACAAACGAACCAAACAAGTTCGACAGAACAAAAGGCATAGGGGGTAGTGATGCTACTAAACTAGTAGCTGGTGAATGGAGAGATTTATATCTAGAAAAAAAAGGTCTAAAAGAATCAGATGATCTTTCGTTTGTACTACCAGTACAGCTAGGTATTTATACCGAGCCATTCAATAGAGATTGGTTTGCAGCACACAATGATGGTTTGTATGTAAAAGAATCAGAGGATGTGTTGTATCACAAAGACTATGATTACATCTATGCTAATCTAGATGGATTTGTATTAGATGATAACTTCAAGAAGCAAGGTGTGTTTGAAGCTAAGCACGTTCATCCATTCACTAAAGATGAAACCTTACTAGAAAAATACTATGGTCAGATTCAACACTACATGATGGTAACGAAACTACCCAGAGCCTGGCTATCTGTATTGTTTGGTAACAGTAAATACAAAGCATTTGTAATTGAGAAAGATAAAAAGTTTCAAGACAAACTGCTCAATGCAGAACGTAGATTTTGGCAACATATCCAAGAGGAAGATGAGCCACCAGTACACGTAGACATAGATGAAATAGGAGGACTACATGACTAACAAAAGAGTATGGGATCAATTCAAACATACTGATCCTACGTTTACTAAACCATTCAGTAAGTTTGGTAGAACATTAACAACAACTGATCCTATGTATCAAGTAATGAGGATGACTGATTACTTTGGTCCAGTAGGTGATGGTTGGACATACGAAGTAAAGTATACCTATACTGAGAAGAATGTATTTGCTGAACTCAAGATAGGTTGGAGAGAAGATACCAACAAAGACTTTAATTGGTATGGACCAGTATCAGCAGTTAATCCTTTATACAATAGCAAGGGTTCACTAGATGATGAAGCACCTAAGAAAGCTATGACTGATGCTATGACTAAAGCTATGTCGCATTTAGGTATGTCAGCAGATGTATTCTTAGGATTGTTTGATAGCAATAAATATGTTTCAGAAATGAAAGAAAAGTTTTCTGCTAAATCAAACGTAGATCAATCAAAAGTAAGAGAGGTAACAAATGATTAATCGAGTAATACTAGTAGGTAGATTGGGTACAGATCCAGAGATCAAAGCTACCAGCAAGGGTGATGAGTTTGCTAACTTTAGCCTGGCAACTTCAAAGAAGATCAAGACCAAAGATGGTACATGGCAAGAGAAAACTACTTGGCATAAGGTTACTACCTTTGATCCTAATCTAACACAAACTATTAAGAACTATGTGAAGAAAGGTACAATGCTATACATCGAAGGTGAGATAGATGTATCTGATTACACAGATAGTAATGGTAACAAAAGATATAACACTTCTATCATTATCCCTAGAATGGGTATCATGAAGATGATTAGTACTAAAGGTGATGCTAAACAATCACCTACTAAAGACATCAATGATGATATGCCAGATGACGATATCCCTAGCGATATTCCATTTTAAGTTTTGTGTGGTAGTAATCGTAATTGCCTCGAGGACACACTACTTTAAAGTCGTGCAAATGCCGCCACGAAGTACGTGCCACACAAATAATTTATGGTCTGGATGAAAGAGGAAACCCAGTTAAATTATTCCTGCTCTACAAATCAACCTCTGTAGAATAATACAAAGCCATAATAAGTTTCCACATGGGTAATAACCACATGGGATATAGTTTTACTCATGTACCAAGATGATGGTGATTGAGTAGAATGACAAGGTGCTAGTACTAAAACTTATTTCTTATAGAAAGGATAATTAGTTTGTGTATATATCCCCTAGTATTAGCACCTTACAAATGATAGAAAGAGTTAATGACAATGATTGTTAAAGGAGAACTAGACGAATTGGTAGACACACTTCAAGATTACAGTGTCTATCTCAAGCAGTTCGGTTATGACACCGATACTATTTTTGCAGCATATGCCATCATGGCAGCTTCGCTATCAGGCAAAAAGATCAAAAAAAATAAATCTTCAGATGCTATTAAAGAACGAATGGGAGAACTTAGTGTTGTCCAAGTTCGTGCTTCTGGTACAGTTCACTAGCATATTCCACAGCATCAAAACTATGATGTTCCCAAAACTTATGTTCTGGTTTATACTTACCCCATGTCAGATCTGAATGGTGTTCAAAACACAATGGTACTACAAGCTGATTAGATCTATTATGTTGAACCTGGCTACCACGTAGATGATGAACATTCATTGGTGAATTAGACATACAACCTGGAACGCAGCATCCTTCTTGGATGATCTTCTTAAAATATTTTAAATCTTTAGATGTATACTTTGCCATCCCATGAACCATCCTTCCTTAATAACATTGGAACTATGGAGGGTACACCATTAGTGATGACACCACAAGATAAGATTGGCTTTGCCATGTTTACTTTCATGTAAGCCATAGCCATAGACTTCTTATCAACTAAACAACCAACAGACATACCCCAGTTTAAATGGAAGTCATTACCCACATACTCTATGTTTGACTGAGTATGATAGTGTCCTTGAACTACCGAGGCAGACATCATCTGTACTGCTTTGACAATGTTCTTTGATACTTGATGGGCAAAGTAAACTCTCCCCATAGGGGTTTCTTCCCAGTGGGATTCTTTCCACTGCCAACCATGACCGACATCCAGTATCTCATTGTAGTCTTTCAGAAAGTATTTAGACATACCCTTTGCCATAGCACGTCTAAGCACCATAGAACCATGATTAGATTCTAAGATAGTCATCACAGGAAACATAGCTTCTAACTTCTTCATGTGATATCTGCCTATCTCTAGTTCGTCAGCAGGTGATGGTAAGTCTGGATTGATTACATGAGAAACATTAATAGAGTGCCAATCCATTTCGTCTCCGATATGAATAACATTCGTAGGATCATACTTATGAGCCAGAGCTTCAAGAAAACGATAGCTATCAGGGTGATGATAAGGCACATGGAGGTCAGAGATGACCAAAATTCTATCGTTTTTTCCTGTTTTAAGAGCCTTAGAAGGGGTACTTTCACCTTTCCTAGGTCTACCCCTACCCCTTTTTATTATTTTTAAATCTGTCTGCGACTTTCTCTGCTGATCTTCCAACTGTATAACCTCCTATCCCCACTAGGATAATGTTAAGTAGGGAGTTCTGTACAGACTCTGGAATGTTTGGTGCAGTAAACCCAAACCAATGAGCTACCATTAAACCAGCAAAGACCAACATCATAATTGGTCGCCAGTTTCTTTGTAAGAATCCTCCCTGTGCTTCTATTTGTATTGTTTTCGCAGCACCTTCTAGCTCTGCTAGTTCTCCTGCGATAATCTTTTCTTGTACTTTTGCTTTAAGTTTGTCAGCCTCTCCCTTATTATCGACAACTTTATCAATAGTTTTAAAGACTGCTCCAGCGACAGGTCCGAGTAAGTTAAGCATTTGAGTTCTCCATTATTGATGCTAGAGATTTTGCCCTGTTGGGTGTTTGATTTGCCCACCTGCTGTTCAACATTTCTGCTGCACATTCCGAATACCTTTGTTCTTTAAGGTTAGATAAAGCGTTCTTAAATTTAGATACACCACCTTCACCCATTTGGAACACCATCTCAATAATAACTTCCCTAGCTGTGTTATTAATATCATAGCCATCAAGAATCCTCTCAGCGCCATTAACTGCATTTTGAAAATCACTCTCGAATAGAGCATCCCATCCATCTCTGTCTGTCGGTATATTTTCACCAGGTATGATCTTATGTCCATACCCACCAGTTTCAAATCCCAGTGTATCTTTGTAAACAGTTTCACAATATCCTTCATGCTCTTTAATCCTCTTTTTTAAATCAGTAAACATTATAATCTTTTGTCGTACAAAATCCTGTAATAAACAAATCCTTTTCTTCTCTCAAAGTATATTT